TGCGCTTCAGGACGTCCAGCATCTCGCGCAGCAGCGCGGCCTCTTCTCGTGCCATCAGCCCCGCCCCTTTCGTACCGTCGCGTTGAAGGCCCAGCGCCAGGAGTGCGTAGCGTCCTGCCCAAGGTTGAACGGCTCAGAACACTCGACGCTGTGGTAGGTCACGCCCGACAGGGTCACGGGGCCGAGGTTGTCCAGGGCGTCGAAGGCCGCGATGGCCCGTGCCTGCGCCGTATTCTTGTCAGCGCTCCGGGCCATGACCTGGATCTGGCACGGCCACACCGCCTGCTGATCCACCAGCGAGCCGGCCATGATTCGGTCCTCCGCCTCCTGCGCGTCGTACTGCGTGACGGCGAGGATCTCCTCCGGCGGAGACTCCGGGGCCGGCCCCTCGAACAGGTTGACCCCGCCCGTCAGGGAGAGCACCGAATCGAGGTAGGCCACGATCGCCTGCTCAGCGGGCACCGAAGCCTCCCGTAGCGGCGTCGAGGTTCTTCATGATCGCGTCGGGGATGGACGGCGCTACCTGGTTACCGGGCCGCTCCAGGTACTTGGCCTGCCCGTGCTTGTGCTTCAGCGTCAGGTCTTCGTGCTGGACGATCGCGGAGACGTTCGCCTTCCGCTTGCCGAGTCGCTGCTCGAGCTTCTTCCCGCCGGCCACCACGCCCGCGAAGATCGTCTTGCCCGGCTTCAGGCTGGCCGTGCGAGGGGCGTAGACGCGCAGCGTGTCCTTGAGCAGGCCCGGCGACTCCGGGTCGTCCGGCACCAGCGGGATCGCCTTGGCCTTGATCTCCTGCGCCTTCGCGGTCATGGCGTCGCGCGCCGCCACGAGCCCGACCTGGCCGAGACGCTCGATCTCCGCCAGCATCTCGTCGTGGCCCTCGATCGTCACGCGGATGGCGGTCACAAAAACAGTACCGTGTGGTCCATACCCAGGCCCTTCAGCGGCTCGACGCCGATGATGGGGGGCTGGTTCGGGACGAAGCCGGACGGCAGAGTCACGCGGCTGCGCTGGTCGATCGCCACGCGCTCGGGGATCGTCACGTTCACGTTGCTGATGAGGTCGCGTCCGTTCGATCCGACGACCCGCTTGGCTCCGCGCTGGATGATCGCCGGATAGGTGACGGCCGCTCCGAACGTGCTGACCTGAGCAACAGACATGGAGACGAAGGGCTCGATCGTCACCTCGTCCTCGAAGGCAAACAGGAGCGCGCTGGCGAAGGTCATGCTGCGCGCACCCACGGACGGAGGAGGCCGACACAGACGGAGGGGATGCCGAGGCCCAGCGAGTCCTGCTGCTCGGAGTAGCGGAGCCGCATCGGGCCGGCCTGCTTCTCCACGATGGACGGATCGTCGCGGCGGTTGATGTACGCGGACTTGACCGCCTCGATGCAGGCCGCCTCCACGTCCCGGAACGGGCGGCACTGGGCCGGCGCCTCGAAGCGGATGTCTACGCCCTGGTGCGCCGCCTCCGTCGTGAGCGTCGAGGTGACGATGATCTTGGCCGTGGTCGGGGTGCCGCTGACGATGTGCCGGCCAGCGTTCACCCCGCCGTCCACCACCACCACGTCGCCCGCCTTCAGCAGCGACGGAAAGCGGGAGTCGGCGTCGTTGAAGCTGTTGTCCGCATCCGAGGCCGAGATGGACGCCGTCCCTACCCGCGACTGCTCGGGCAGGATGTAGCCGGCCGTGTAGGCCACGCTGAACTGCGGCTCCTCCTGCCGCGGCAGGGGGGTGCCCCAGTCCATCCACGCGCCGCCACCAGAGAGCCCCGAGTACGTCTGGTCCGTCCACACCCAGCCGGCGCGGCGGTACAGCCAGCCCTTGTCCGCGTCGGACACGGTAGCGTCGGTGATGAGGTTCGTCTCCCGGGACACCGTGCCGAGCGCCACGACCGGCGTACGGGCGAGCTGGAGGGTGATCCCGCCGAACCCGCCGCACGTCTCCGTCAGGGCCTCGCGCGCGAACGGCCGCCGGCAGTAGTTCACGATCGCCGAGGACGCCCGGTCGATCATGCGGAGGATCAGCGCGTCATCGGTCCCCGCCGACAAGCCGAGCTCCGCCTGCACCGCCGCAACGGTGGTGAGGCGGGTCGTCTGTGCAGGCGTGGTGACCGAGAGCGCCATGGATCACTTGCCGCAGGAGGCGCACTTCCCGAGAGGCTTGTAGCCCTCCGGGACCGAGTCCGCGCCGGGCGCCTCCGCGTGCGTCTTCCGCTTGGCGTCGAACGGCTCGACGTCCCCCGCGGCCACCAGCGGCGCGGCCTTGTGGTCGGCGAACCGCTCGACCGTCCCCGGGGGGATACCGTACAGCCCGCGCTTCACGAAGTAGAAACCCATCATCAGATGCGCCCTCCCCTGTCCCAGATGTCCAGGCGCTGAAGCACGCTCCGGAACGCTTGCAGCCCGCCGTCGTTCGTGTGCATCCGCCCGGTGAGCTTCTGCACTTCCTCCTGATCGCGGACGATGGCGCCCTCCAGCGACTTGAGGTTGTCCAGCGCGTACTTGCGGATCTCCGTCACGATCTCCGGCTCGGACTCGTAGCCGTACCGGGCACGCTGCTTCAGCAGGGCGGAGCCCTCGTGGATCACGACCTTGATGCCGGCGGCCTCAAGACGGCCGATCCAGTACTCGGCGCAGGGCCGCTGCTCGCTATACTCCGTGTCGTGGACGAGGTCGATGCCCCAGACCCCCACTTCGGCCACGTCGTCCTGCGCCAGAGCGAACGCCAGCGCGTAGGCCACCGTGGACGTGAAGTAGTCCCGGCCGACCTTCTGCACCAGCGCCTCGATCGGGAACGCTTCGACGCTCGGGAACTCCGGCGCCGAGTTCAGCATCAGCACGGGGAACGGGTGCGGCTTCTCCAGCCACCGTTCCTGCGCGTCCCCGAAGCCCGCGTGCTTGCCGTACTCGCGCGTGTACTCGACCGTGTGCATGTCGAACCAGAGGGAGAAACGCCCCTCCGGGACATCGATGCCGTAGTCCGGCTTGGCCGCGCGCCAGAAGCCGTTCATTGCCCACAGCTCCCACGTTGGGTCGCCCGCGGGCGCATCCTTCACCGTGCCGCCGAAGCCGAGGATCGCGACCTTCCGCGTCCTCTTGGGCTCAGGCACAACGGTCCCCGACACGACACGGCCCGCCGTCCAGGAGTCGGACGACGGGCCCTCGGAACAGGTGATCGGGTGATCGAGCACCGGCTAGGACACCACCGCCGGAACCGACGTCTGCGGCACGTTGCCGCCCGTCAGCAGGACGGAGGGGTTGTAGATGACGAACGGCCCCTGGTTCGTGGTCGTGTCCTTCGCCGACGTCGAGGACGCCAGCTTGAACGAGACCGTGAAGTTGGCCTTGTAGAAGCGCTGCATGGCCTGCGCGTTGCACGCGCTCACCACGCCGGAGTGCAGGACCGCGTCCGTGTCGGTGCCCATCTTGAAGCGGTGGACGGTCGTCCGGAGCGTCTGCCAGGTGGAGCCCGCGCCCGACGTGGTCATGCGGGTCTTGTGCGCCACCGTGAAGTAGAACTGCAACCCCGACGTGTGGAAGTTCGCCTTGATGGGGATCGTCAGGGCGAGGCTGTTGAAGCGCGGTATGGCGGACAGCCGCGTGTGCACCGTCGCATCGAGCGGCTTGGTGCCGGTCGTGAGGCCGGTCTCGTGCAGCTTCTTCGCGAAGTCGATCGCGCGCGAGGTCGTGGTGACCGTGCCGGTGTCGGTGCCGGAGTTCTTGACGTAGAACCGCCCGGTTGCCGTGTGGAGCGGGAAGCAGGCGACGATCGGGAAGCCGCCGTCGCCGAGGATCGAAGGGCTGGACATGTGTCTCTCCTGTTTTCCTTCTCGCCCCGACTAGGAGGCGTAACCCGTCTTGATCGCCGCGGCCGTGTCGTACACCTGGAGAAAGTCGTGCTCCGAGATGCAGGTGATGACGGTCTCGTCGTTGCTGATCCCGGACTGGATCGTGCCGGTCGCGTCCCTGTAGGCGCCGCCGCGGAACGTCTCGACCGTGCGCTGCATGGAGTCGTGAATCTCCAGGGCGGGGGCGTACACGAAGTACACCATCCCCAGCGAGGAGCCCGAGGAGCCGGCCCAGACGTTCAGGTTGGCGCTGGAGAGCTGGGTCGTCAGGAAGACGCGGAAGCCGAAGATGCGCGGCTCGGGGCCGGAGAGCATCGCCGCGAAGATCATGTCGCCCGTGGTCGTCGCGAGCGCGTACAGGTCCCAGAACTTCCGGGGGCTCATCAGGAAGTAGCTGTTGGTCGGGTTGACCGGGATGTTGGTGTCCTGCACGTCCGCGATCAGGTCGGTGAAGTCCGCCTGGTAGTTCGCCAGCGACGTGCCGGCCGCCGCCGCCACGTTGGCGGCCCGGGTCTGGAAGCGGATGCCGATCGGGGAGCCGAGCTCGGCCGGCACGCCCGACGCCGGGTTCCCGTTCAGGAACGCGCGATCCTCGCGGAGCGCCGAGACGCGGATCAGGTCTTCCTGCACCAGCCGGTCCACCTCGGGGCCGCCGAAGCGGATCAGGTCGTTGCCGACCACCGTCGCGCCCGTGAGCTTCTTGTACGACAGCGTCACGAGCCCAACGGTCGGGTCGCTGGGGACGATCGGGCCGGACTCGCCCTGGTACGACGCCGTGGTCGCGCCCGTCTGCTTGCGCCGGGTGGAGGCCTTGCTCGCCTCGTGATGGCGCTGGGCGGCGGCGGCCTGCTCGCGGGCGCGCCGCGCGTTGGCCGCCTGGTGCTTGCCCTTGGTCGAGCC